TTATGCGCTGATTCAAGGGATTACCCTATCCGGTGTGCTGCTGGACGAGGTTGCACTCATGCCAAAGTCGTTCGTTGACCAGGCACTGGCAAGGACGTTGTCTGTTGAAAATGCGAAAATATGGTTTACCTGCAATCCTGAATCTCCAGAACACTGGTTTCACACGGATTATATTTTGGGGGATCAACCCGGGATTAAACGTCTCCATTTCTTGATGGAAGACAACCCGATCATGACACCAGAAAAGATCAAGCGCGCTGAGCAGATGTTCTCCGGCGTGTTCTACCAGCGATATGTTTTGGGCTTATGGGTGCGGGCTGAAGGAGTCATTTTCAGACAGTTTGCTGACGATCCTTCAAGGTGGGTGATTGACACGCTAAATAGTGATGATTTGAGGAGTATTCAATACATTACTTTTGGGATTGATTTTGGAGACGGAACCAGCCACACGATATTCGTGGCAACCGGAATCAAACATGCTGCTCGTGGTATCATTGCCTTAGACGAGTATAAGATACCGAGCAAAGGCGTCAGTCCGGATCGGATCGAGAATGAATTTGTAACTTTTGTGCAACGAGTGATGAATGAATATCCTGGTGTTCGCTTGACTTATGCTTTTTGTGATCGACCGGAGACAATCGTCAACGGGATCCGAAATGCGGTTGAAAAAGCAAGACTTCCGCTGAAAGTCGTTATGGCACAGAAAGAAGAGATCAACACCAGAATTTATGCGCAAGAAAAAATGTTGAATCTTGGATTGATAAAAATCATGAGCAAATGTCAAATGTTGATATTCTCACTGAAAAATCAGGTTTGGGACGAGACGAAAAAAGGCGAAGACGTCCGGCTGGATAACAATCCGGATATTGCCGATGTTGCTGACGCCTGGGAATATTCTTTTGAGGCGTTTATTGACGAGATAGGAGTGCGACAATTATGAAACAATCTGTAGTAGTTGACTATATAAATAAAACTTACGGTAAGCAGGTGAAAGTAAGCCCGATGTATCCGCTTATCGAGAATTGGCGGGCATGGCTTGAAGGCAACGTAAAAGGCTTTCATAGCTATTATCAGAAAATCAACTTGGCGTCGAATACGAAGAAGAAACTGTATCGGCACAAAACGAACATGCTGTTGAAAGGGTCTGAAGACTGGGCATCGATCCTACTGAACGAAAAGACCCAAATCATTATTGAGGATGAACCTTCGCAACGGTTTGTCATGGGTGATGACCAGATCAGCGGCGTTTTTGGTGAGAATGATTTCTGGCGTTGTGCCAACGAGAACATCGCAACATCGCGGTGGTCCGGGACGGCAGCTTTTGAAGTCTACGTAAAGGAGATGCAGGTAACGACAGAAGAATCCGGCATTTCCGGCAGGCTGATCGGCGGCTCTGGCATAGGGATCAATTACCTGTCTGCAGATCAGATCATCCCGATTACGTTTGACAATGGGATCCTGCGAGAAGTCGCTTTTGTCAGCGATCGCAATATAGGAGGTGAAGAGCTACAGCTCGTTTCGGTGCACCTGATCGTAGACGGCGCATATGAAATCACCTCATTTTATCTGGATGAATCCGGCAAAGTAAAAAATATCGATGGCTACGGTATCACTGTTCGGACAGGATCACCGATCCCATGGTTCAGCCTGATCCGCAAATCCGGCGTTAATATCTTCGACTACGATTCTCCTTTTGGGGTCTCTATAATCAGCGGGAACGAAGACGTTCTCAAAGGTTTGGATTACTGTTTCGATAATTTCATCACGGATTTCAAGCTCGGCAGAAAAATGGTATTGATGGCAAAGTCGATGTTTGACACGGATGATGAAGGCAATAGTATTTCTCCGCAGGAAGGGGACGCACAGCTTTTCATCAATGCGGGAGATAAACTGCTGAACGGAGAATTGTATCAAGAATACAATCCATCTTTACGCGTTCAGGAGAACTCCGAAGCGCTTCAAAAAATGCTGGATTTATTTTCATTCAAGATTGGATTCGGGACAAAGCACTATCAGTTTCAAGGTGGCACGATTCAAACCGCAACAGAATACACTGGAGAAAAACAAGACCTTGTCCAGAATGCGGCAAAGGAAATGATCTGCGTCGAAAAAGCATTGAAGGAAGTCACTCGTGCTATTCTATGGATTGGTAGAAACGTACTTGGTGCGAATTGTAATCCGGACGCAAAGATAACGATCATCGCAGACGACAGCTACATCATCGATCAGGACAGCGAGCGAAAACGCTGGCAGGAGGAGATCAAAGCGGGAATCCGGCAGCGATATGAATATCGGATGAAATTCTACGGGGAAACGGAAGAGGAAGCAAAGCGAAACGTGAAACCGACGATTGCTGAACTCCTTGAAGGGAAAGCGCAGGGTGTTGTATCCGATCGGGAGCTGCGTCAATACCTGTTTCCGCTTGAAAGCGATGAAGAGGCTGAGCGAGCACTTGCTGAAATAAAGGCAAACGAACCGACGACTGAACAATTATTAGGTGAGTGATGCTATCCGAAAATGCATTCGAGCAGCTACCGGCGAAAATCGAACAACGGCTGACCGCTATCAATACCGAATATCTTGAGATGATCGGAAAGCGGATAAAAGAAATCGGCACCGTGTCCGCTACGGATATTCACCGTCTTAACCAGCTACGGGAGTTTGGATCCGATGTTGATGCGATCATCAAAAAGCTTGCTGATGTTTCTGACAAAAACGTTGACGAAATAAATCGAATATTCGAATACGTCGCAAAGGACGGTTACACTGACGCTGAGATTTTCTACAAAGCGACAAAAACGCCATATGTACCATACTCAAAGAATACCATACTAAGAGACTATGTTTCAGCCATCGCAAAACAAACGGCTAATTCGTATAAGAATCTCTCCAACACAACCGCAATCGGGTTTCGGGTGAAAAACTTACAGGGTGAAACAGTTTACAAAGGTTTGGCAGAAACTTATAAAGAAGTGATCGACAAAGCAATTTATGAAGCTTCGATGGGATTGACTGATTACAACTCAGCCATGAGATCGACGCTGAAAGAGCTGGCAGATAGCGGGATTCGGGTAGTAGATTATAAGAGCGGATATTCAAAGAGGATGGATAGTGCAGTTCGACAAAACATCCTTGATGGTATCCGTGAAGTAAATCAGGGCGTCCAACAGAAAATAGGAAAAGAGATCAAATCGGACGGCGTAGAAATATCAGCGCATTTTAACCCAGCTCCAGATCACGCACCCTATCAAGGGAGACAATACACTCATGAAGAATTTCAGCAATTGAACGATTCGTTGGCCAGAAGAATTGGTACGCTAAATTGTATGCATTATACCCATGAGATTATTCTTGGCGTTTCGCAGCCTGCTTACAGCGATAATGAGCTTCAAGATATTTTAGAAAAATCGAAAATAAAAAAAGTGTTTGACGGAAAAGAATACACTCCGTATGAAGCAACGCAGCTCCAGCGGAAAATAGAAACCGCCGTTCGAGCAGCAAAAGATCGGGCTGCGATTGCCAAAGCTGCGGGTGATGATTTGCTGAGACGGCAGGAGCAGGCAAGGATCACCAAGCTGAAAAATAAATACAAAGAATTGAGTGACACGTTTGATTTACCGGTCAGGACAGAGCGCATGGTAGTAAGCGGATTTCGTCCGGTGAAAGCGATCAAAAGCGCTCCGGAATATCCTCAGAATATCTTGAAATTCGAAAAAGGTATCATTTCTCAATCTTACGAAACAGCTGGACTTTTTACGCCAGATGGAAAACTGATATTCAAAAAAGATGGGAGCAAAAATACCGTTGAATTTTTCGGTGAAGAAGTCGGATATATGAAAGGAAATATCTTGACGCATAACCATCCGTCTGGGTCGCCATTTTCCGATTTTGATATTTTTACGTTCGTTCAAGCGCAGTTAAGGGAAATAAGAGCAGCCGGGAAGCAATACACGTACAGTTTTTCATACAAGAAGTATGATATAAATAAATTGTATAGTTTAGATGATTTCATGCCGGTATGGAGAGAAGCTATAACGAACACATACAATAAATTCGACCCTGAAAAACTTCCGGCGAGCGAATTTAACCATCAGTGTTTGGTGGAGTTATCTCATCTAACAGGCTGGGTTTATAGGAGGATACCATATCATGACTGAAATAATGATAAATATGGATGATTCTATAACTTTCACGGAAGAAGAGCGACGAGAAATTGCAAAATTAATTTCCGAAGGCAAAGATGAAGAAGCTGAAGCTCTCATCGCTAAAAT